TAACAAGAGGGTAAACCTTGCTTGAGCGACGGGACTCTGAAATAGTTCCTACATTTCGCATACTGTATTTATATAGCCAACAAAAAACCCAGGAGAGATAAACTCTCCTGGGTTAGTCTTTTACGCAGACCACGCGAAAATCAAAGAACAATAATTAACCGAATAGCATAACAGATTCAGCCTCTTTCGCTTTCGGAATACGAATTCTCAGAAGACCTTGTTCAAAATTTACTTTCGCTTTCTTAATATCAAATTGGTCGTCAATATTCACTGAAAAATCGATATCTTTTTGGCTCATACCTCGGTGCAAATAAATCGTATCTGGGGAAGTCTCCTTATCCGCCTTCTTCGCACGAATGGCTAACGAATTCTTGCCCCCTACGACACTAATCTCTTTCTCTGCATATCCGGCCAGAGCAAACTCAAAGTTTAGAACGTTTGTGTCCTCTGACAGCCACGCATTGCTTACGGGATAATTAGGTAGTTGAGTGGTTGCAGTTGGTCTCGGCGACATGCCGCGCTCAAGGTCTCTAAAAAGTGTATCTAATTGTGTAAAAAAGTGTTGCATTATTTTAACCTCCTTTCGGACAGTTACAACAGATTGATTGCCTCTTGGGTGATGTCTGTTGTCTTGTGAAGCGAATCATCCACTCCACTGGATTCTATTATTAATTTGTGCCCTGCTTTCGCCAAGGCGTTCTTATATAGGGTCGTAGCCTCCTCCATCAATTGGACGTATCTGGCGGAGCCTTTCTGAACCTTGTCCTTTATAATAGTCTTGTACGGCGTGGTTTGCAAATAAACCTTTTGGGAATCTATAACTGTAACCGTTTGTCCCTTTACATAACTGGAAATGCTTCCGTAACGAATTTTATTATTATCAATACCTTTTATTGACGTTACGAGTATTATGATAGATAATAGTAGAGCCTTAAGCATGATTTACAAAGATAAAAAAATGGCTTTAGTTGGGGATGCGGTGTTCCCACAAACAAGAAGCCGACAACGAATGGTTCAGACCAGGGCTATCGCAAAGTCGATTATTCGCTATTCACCGTCTGTTGTTTATTTATGTCCTACAAAAGGAGTCAACCTTAGTTTAGTTCCGTTTCTTGTAGCCAACCATATTCCCTTTGTTTATATTATCCCTTCGAAGAATTTTTTCTGTACGCTCACACCGAGAGAGAAAAAGATATTTGAGGTTGGTGCGAAAAAAGCACAGAGAGTAATCATCCTCGACGACGCTGAGTGCCTACCCATAAGATGGTTTTCGGACTGGGAAGCTGCGAGCCATAGAGCCGTAGACAGCAGTGATTGGGTTCTCATAGCCCATAACCATGAAGAGACCTCCGAAGGTTTCTACAATCTTCTAGAGACCTTCATTGGGTCTAAGAAACCGACTCTGGCTCTCAATTTAGGGCTGGCAGTGTAATCTCCGCGAAGTCATCAGCATACATTTTGCAGAAAGCTAGGCGGCTGTCGTTCCACGCCTCTCCCATAACACCTTCGCCGAGTGAGTGGTGAAGGACGAGAATAGGTACGACCTTGTTCTTTTTCCCTAGCTTGTGTGCTTGATAGGAATAATACATGTCGTAGTAATCCCAGTCGCTAACGAACTCCTTTGGCTTCTTGGTTTTGATGCTGTTGAGAGTCGCTCCCGTGGCTACCATAAATAGACCATCGACAACTTCAACTTCTCCGTAACCTCCATAGTAGGTCGGCCTAGAGGTTGTTAGGTTTTCCCCATGTAGCACCATTCCGCGAAGAAATGACTCGGGGTGGGGATACTCTTTTCCGAGACCATGCCACCAACAACCCGTTTTGTTGAGCCGCTTTGGACCCGCAACACCGAGGAATCCGGTGTTTTCGGTCAGGCTCTCGTCAATAACTGAGTTGAAGGTGTCTACATCGACCAAAACCTCAATGTCATCGTGGCACATAATCACACGGTCTTTTGCCATTACCTTGTGGTCCGATAGAGCCGAGTTGTAGGCTTCGAAAATACTTTCGCAGCCTACCAGAAGATGTACTTCCCATCCTGCGCGTTCCAGGTATGGGACAATCGCGGTGTCTCGCTTTTCTCTAGTAGGGATGAAAGCCAGTTTTCTCATGTCTATATAATAGTGTGAGTCGCGAAGAATTACAGGAAGAATTTCGTAAGTGCAAGGAAGACCCGTGCTACTTCATTCGAAATTATGTTTACATCACTCACCCAGTACGAGGCAGGGTAAAGTTCGACCTGTATCGCTTCCAAGACAGGATTATTCAAGAGTTTAACTCACACCGATTCAATCTTCTGCGGAAGTTTCGTCAGGCGGGAGCCACTACAATTTGTGCTGCTTATGCTTTGTGGTACATCATCTTCAACAAAGACAAGAATGTGATGATTGTATCCATCGGTGACAGAGAATCGAGAGACTTTCTTGACCGCGCTGCCTCGATGTATGACGAGCTACCTGACTGGCTAAAGCCACAGCAAGTTGAGAGAAACAAGCACGTTCTTAGGCTTTCTACCGGAAGTAAGATGAAATCTCAACCAGCGGGTGCTGGTCGCGGTGAGTCGGTATCGCTTCTGATTGTGGATGAGGCTGCGTTCATTGAGAGAATGACGGAATTCTGGATGGCGATTTACCCGACGATTTCGACGGGTGGTTCTGCCTTCATTCTATCCACCGTCAACGGTATGTCGAATCTCTATTACGAGTTATACCACGATGCGGAGCTAGGAAAGAATAACTTCAACGTAATTAATATTCATTGGAAAGAACACCCTGAGTATACCGAAGAGTGGGCAAAGACCACTAGAACAAACGTCGGAGAACGTGCGTGGCTGCAAGAATACGAAGGAGAGTTTCTCGGTACAGGCGAAACCTTTATTGATGGGGGTACCCTCAACACGCTGAAGTCTCAGACTGACGAAAACTTCTACAAGAAGCATTACAACATGATGCGGGTTTGGAAAGAGCCTGAGCCATACCACACATATCTTCTCGCCGCAGACTCATCTTTCGGTAGAGATAGAGACTACTCCGCGTTCCATATTATCAACCTATACAATGGAGAGCAGGTCGCAGAGTTCTACAGTAACCGAATTGGTCTGAACGATTTTGCGGCGATTATCGCCTCGGAAGCCGCGAAGTACAACACCGCGTATGTCTGTCCCGAGAGGAACGGTCTAGGTCTTGCTTTGATTGAACAACTGTTTGAAGTTCATGAGTATGAGAACATGTGGACTGACGATAGAGGCGAAATGGGTTACATGGTCAACGCCAAAAATCGCGACATATTATTGAATACTTTGCAGGAGTCCCTAAAAACAGCAAGAATAAAAGTGAATTCAGAGAGAACTTTTAGGGAGCTTACTACTTTTATTATTAGTAAGACAGGAAAGATTCAAGCGGAGGACGGTTTCGCGGATGACCTCGTAATGAGCTTAGGAATTGCTTCGGAGGTTATGAGAGACGTGGTTTCAAGGTCTCCAATACCAATTGTTAAAGGTGACCTTATGGAACCTGGAACAAATGTTCAAGCTCCGGGTTTTTCTAGGGGTACATACAATCAAGAGTACGAAGATTATAGAAAATGGGTTTAGACGATAAAAACGACGAACGCCTTGACGAGAACGCAGGGTTCACAGAATTTCCAGGAGCTAATACCTATGGAGAGGGTCCACCTCTCTCAGGTAAGTTCGCGGCATTCTTTAAATCTTTCTTTGGAACGAAAAGAAAAGTAGGTCGTCCTGTTACAGTAAACCCAGTTCGGGGTGATGTAATCAAGGCGGCAGACGCGGAAGAAGAGAGTGCTTCCACTGGCTCACTAGGAATGGTCCGGGGAAACGTTAAACTCCCTCAGGTCGAGTACCAACGTCGGCGTCGTTATAACGACTACGAGAAGATGGACGAGTATCCTGAGATTGGTGCCGCTATCGATATCTACGCCGATGACTCTACTCAGACTCACCTTGACGGGACAATGATTAATGTCATCACTGAGACACAAGAGGTCAAGAATGCTGTCCAGGATTTTGTGAAGACAACAGACCTTGATAAGTATTTGTGGGACATTATTCGTAACATGTGCAAATACGGTGACTGCTTTGTCGAGAACATCGTAGATATGAACAACCCAACAGCAGGTATTCAGAGACACAAGAGGTCAAGAATGCTGTCCAGGATTTTGTGAAGACAACAGACCTTGATAAGTATTTGTGGGACATTATTCGTAACATGTGCAAATACGGTGACTGCTTTGTCGAGAACATCGTCGATATGAACAACCCAACAGCAGGTATTCAGAGACTCAAGATTCTCAACCCTGCTTACATTTACCGTCGAGAAGATAAGTTCGGTTACCTTAAGGGGTTCCGTCAGGAGGTTCCGGGTTCTGTCAACGACCAATCAACCTCGATGGGTAGGTATGACCGCAAAAACACAATTGAGCTTGACCGGGAACAGCTTGTTCACTTTAGAATTCATACTTCGGATTCGAACTACTATCCTTACGGCAAATCTATTTGTGCGCCGGGTGTTCGTGCGTGGAAATCCCTTAGAATGATGGAAGACGCGATGCTTATCTACCGTCTCCATAGAGCGCCCGAAAGAAGAATCTTCTACATTGACACTGGTAACTTACCTCAGAACAAAGTAGAGAGGTTCATGGAGCGTATTAAGGCGAAGTTCAAGAAAGAAAAATTCTACAACACTGACAGCGGAAACGCAGATGAACGCTACAACCCAATCTCTGCCGAGGAAGATTTCTTCGTTCCTGTAAGTAAGCAAGGAGGTACAAAGATTGAGACCCTTCCTGGCGCTCAGAACCTCGGAGATATCGATGATGTTCGTTACTTCCGCGATAAGGTTCTCGCCGCAATGAAAATTCCAAAGGACTTCATTGTCGAGAAGGACAAGTCGCCAGAAAGAAAAGCCAACCTATCACAGTTGGATGCCAAGTTTGCGAAGGCTGTTATGCGTGTGCAGAGAGACGCCGAAGTTGGTTTGACCGACCTTATTCGTCGTCACCTCCAAATTCGTAATTTCCCTAAGTCCACTTACGCAAACATGGAGATTAAGCTTGCACCTCCCTCAGACCTCAGCGAGAAGAGAAAGCTTGAGCTTGCCGAACAAAAGACCCGCGTGGTACAGGCGGTGAAAGGTCTTGACCTTTTCTCAAACGAGTACATCTACAAGAATTTCTACGATATGAATGATTTGGAAATCGAAGAAATCAAAAAGCAGAAAGAGCTAGAGGCTCCTCCTGCGCCTGAACCTGGGGCTGCACCTGCTGCGCCTGGAGCAGAACAACCTCCTGCTGCGCCACCACCACCCGAAGAGCAAGGTAAATAGTTAAAATAACGCTTTTCACACATCTATATAAAACTAGACTATCAACTGTCATGAATTTCAAGAACCTTTTCAATAACAGAAACAAGAGTTTCGTTCGTCTAACTGAAGCTGGTGACTACCTAGGTCGCAGACTTCGGGAAAACCTAACCGTCTACGAGATTGATGATGCCAATGGAAAGGTTACTTACATTAGTGAAAGAAATCATCTTATCTCATGTGAGTACAAAGAAGTTAAAGGTAAGCTTACCTTTGCAAACTTTGTTACAGAAAACCTAGACAAAATCATGTCGGATGATTGTGTAGACACTCTTGTTGAAGGTCGCGTCTCTGACTTTGTGCAGTCGTTGGTGTCTGACCGCTACGACAAGGCGGAGGCTTCCTTCGATTCGGTACTTGATGCTTTCACTATGAGAGCCAAGATTGAGGAGAGCCGCAAGAAGCTCCACAAGCGGTCAGAACGCTTCGGAGAGACTTACAACATCAAGGAGACCAAAAGCTACAAGAAGTTTGTTGAGGCTCTTCCGCTGCTCCAGAACTTCCTTGAGGAAAACAAAGAGGAACTGTCTAAGAACCAGAAGCTTGTAGAAGGTCTTCGCCTGTCAAAGGTTGTCGGGGATACTTACGACTTGCCCAAACTCACTCTTGAGAATCTTGGAGACGAGTACATTGTTATTCCTTCTAACAGCAAGAAGACTCTATACGAAATGGTTTGTGAAAAGGAACTAGTACGTAAAGAGCTTATTGAGGCTAGAGAGTCTTTCAACCAAGTCTGGGCTAGCAGTGACGCGATTAGCACTCTCGCTTCTCACATCTACTCAACTGATGGGGTTCTGAAGAGCGCTATTCGCGAGACCGTTAAAGAGGTTCCTTACCTTGCCCTCTCAAACAAAATTGACCTTATTGCTCTTATGGAGTCCGTTTTTGAGGTTACCAACCCAGGCACTCTCACACAAAAGGATATCAAGGAGTTCGTGAACAAGATTTACGAGTTTAAAAAGCCTCTTAAAACCCAAGTTCTTGACCATCTGAATGAGACTTACGGCGTCAACATCCAAAGCCTAAAATTCATTCCTTCATTCAAGGGTCTTGCCGAGGTTCAATCCGAGGTGCTGGGCATGATGGCTGAGTCCATGGAGGAAGGCATTCTATGTGATGTCCTCAAGGAGTTCTCTCAGACCCTACAAAAGAAGGGTGGCGTACAGGTTCTTGATGTCGCGAACACCATGAGCGATGTTATGCAAGAGGCTAAGTTCGATGTCGTAGATATCCGCGAAAACTTTGATATGAAGAAGCTCGGGGACTACCTCGCTGATGGTATCAATGAAGCTCAGTACTACGGTGACGACGACAAGATGTCCGACACTGGCGGCAATGAGTCTGACGACGAGTGTGACGACTGCAAAAAGAAGCCGTGCGTCTGCAAGGATAAGAAAGACGACAAGAAAAAGAAGAAGCTGTCCAAGAAGCAGCAGAAACTTGACGTAGACGGCGACGGTGAAATCGAGGGCGAAGACCTAGCGAAACTTCGTAAGGAAGGCGTCGCAGAGGCTGAAGCGGAGACTGAAGTAGAAAGCGAGCAGGAGGTTCAAGCAGCCGAGGAGGAGGTTCAAGCAGCCGCCGAAGAATCAGAAGCCGAACAGGCGGAGACAGCTGCTGACGAAGCCCAGGATAAGGATTTCCGTGACCTCGTTTCCGACATCGAAAAAGCTATAAAGGATATTGACTTTGACTTGGAAGACGATGACGACCCTGATGAAGAAGAAGTAGAGGAAGACTAATCGATAGTATACCCTTGCTTCATCCAGTTCATTAGGTTCTGAACGAAACCAGAACGCAATACTAAGACCTCGTATATTAAGTTATCGAGGTCTTTTATTGTTTGCTCTTCGACTTTGTTGCTTTCTTTGATTCTCCGAATTCGGTCCTCGATGACGTTGATACGCTCAAGTGCCGTTGGGGTGAACTGATTTAGTTTTCGAGTTTCTTCGTTGACGTTTTTCATTCTTGTATCTCCATACCAAGAGATTTGTAGGACTTTATCCTTTCCTTGGCGTGTTTTTGTAGATAGGGAGCTTTATCAAAGAAATCAAAGATGAATACTTTTTGTTTCGATTTATGAATTCGCAAAGCTCGACCCATCGCCTGAATCGTGGCAATCTCAGACTTCAAACCCCTCGCGTTGACAAGATGGGTAATCTCAGGAATGTCGATTCCAGTCTGCATAATTGTTGTTCCAATCAGGACCGCCTTCTCTGAGCTAGCAAACTTCTCAATGGTTTTCTTGCGGGAAACGATATCGTCCTTGCCTTCAAGTTTAAGAGACCCTGGGAGAAGCTCGTGAAGAATCTCCGCGTGTTTCAAGTCCTTCACGATAATCAGAGTTCGGGAAGGTTTTTCGGAAATCTTCTTGACAAGCTCAACAATCATAGTATTCCGAAGTTCGTTATCTGTGATATACTTTTCATATATTTCCCGGTACGAAAGTTCCGTATCCTCAATGGTCGTTGTATCCTTTACTGGAATAATTTGAATCAGAGGTTCAGTGAGAAAGCCCATCTCCACAAGCTCCTTGGCGTCAACCTCTTCAATTACCTTGCCTAGCCCAGATATAAGAGTAAGCTTACTAATCGGGTCAGTCGGAACCGTGGCGGTCATGCCGATGCGGTACGTAGCGTTCGGAAATGACTTAACGGCTTTTGACGCTACCTTTCCTTTGCCAAACTCGTGGACCTCATCAAAAATAATGAACTCAGACTGTTGTAGGTGACTATCCAGCACCTTGTCGATGGATTGAATAGTGCATAAAGTGATTGGCTTAATGATAACACCATCACCAAAAGCGAGACCCACGTCAAACCCCCATTCTCGAAGCTGTTCATAGGTTTGGTACAGAAGCTGCTTCTTTGTGAAAAAGATGAGACCTGTCTTGTCTTCAAGAGCCTTTATCAGACCTCCTAGCACAACGGTCTTTCCAGAGCCTGTGGGCGACTTTATGATACAACCCTTCTCGGACAGGGCTTTATGGATTAAATCGCTCTGGTAGGCTCTAAAATCGACCTGAGGGAGCGTGATGCTGTCGTTGTGGGTTGCGTTGCGAAAATCCTCTATTTCATACGGAATGCCTAGATAGTTGAGGTCTTCTTCAATGTAAGAAAGCAGACCTGTACCGAACTTCCCGGTTTTGGCGGAGAAGAAATACTTCTCGCCCTTCCAACCCCCTCTTTTGTAAGCGGAAGAGTATTGGTAGCCAGGAACTTTGGCGCAATATTTCTGTTGAAGTGTTGACAGCAGTTTTTTGTTGTCCGTCTGTAAAACAGAAAAACTATTATTTACAGAAATTCTAATCACTTTTTACTATTATAGTAAAAGATAGCAGCTATCTTAAAAAATTATGAGCGAAGAAAAATCACTAATTGACCTAGCCAGAACGCATATGGAAAAGGCAGGTCTAGACCCCAACTCGTCTGTTGATTTAGAGAACTTGAAGCCAGAGCCAACCCCCGAGCCACCAGCTAAGGTATCTACTGCGCCAGCGCCCGTGAGTGAGGCTAAGACTGTCGATGTCGTAGACACTACCTACGCAGAGGCTCTTAAGAGTCTTCTTGTGAATGTAGAAACTACTCAAGCCTGGAGACGGGTTTCTTTGCCCTCCAGAGGAAAGGCATACATTCAATGTGAAGAGTTTGTAGAGATTCGCCCCTTTACTTTTGCGGAAGAAAGAAAGCTTCGTAGTATGAAAAACGCTAAGGATGGAGAGGAAATCATCCGCTCTCTTTTCAACGCTTGTGTTCGTGGGCTGGACCACGACTCGATGACCCTTTTCGACAAAAACTATTTGTTGTTTAAGCTTCGCGAGATTTCCTACGGTGATGAGTACACCATCGAACCAGAGTGTCAGCATTGCTCCGCGCAGAACAAACTCAGCGTTCTCATCTCTGAAGTTCCGGTGAACTATGTGCCAGATGACTACACCGAACCGTTTAAGGTGGTTCTTCCCGACAGCCAACAGGAAGTAACCTTCGTAAGCCCAAGAAGCAAAGACGAGTTCTATATGCAGTCCATCGATAAGCTCACTGATAATCTGTGGCGCTTTATGGTCTCGGTCGGAAAGTACACCGACGAGAAGCTGAAGAAGGCGTTCATTGAGAACACTACTGTAAAGGATGTTGCTTTCCTAAGAGAGAAGATTGTAAGTAGCGATTACGGAATGCAACTGGATATGAGCTTTACTTGCGCTAACTGCGACGAAGTCTCTAAAGCCGTCATTCCTCTCAACGAGTATTTTTTCTCAGTGAGCTAGGCTTCGTTCTGGAAAGCCTAGCGAAGCAAAGCTATGTTCTCGTGCATCACGGACACTTCAGCCTGTCTGATGTGTTTCTTATGACGGGCATAGAAAGGGAAGAATATCTGGAACAACTTTTAGACGAAAAACAGAAAGAGAGTGAAGCTCTTTCCTCTAAATAAGTAGGATATGACTACTTTCAACGGAACCACGGTTGTAAACAGGCAGAACCGCCCTTCTCCCCTGTCTAAAACTAAATTAGATTTCTACTTTGTGAAAGACGGGGTTTACACCAACCCTTTCCAAGTATGCTCAGTACATATCTTCCCTAACACGCAGTTCGGAGCGCCAGACCAGTACCTAGACTTAAATGCAGACTCCACAAACTATGGTTTGGTCAGCGCGACTGGTCAGGAGAAGATGGTATTTCGTAATATCAACTTCCCTGCATTTACCCCGTGCGCGGAACCTTCAGGATTCCCGGCTCCCTCAGCTTACGACGGGACTAGCAACACGGCGAGCAGTATTTATCTGACCGACGCGGGTCATTTCTCTGTCATCCTCCAGACGGGAACAGAGTTTTTCCCACTTTCATCCACGGCGGCTTCAGACCCGACATTCACAAACAGCGCCTCTGCTACTGGTGGGTATATTGACATTTGGACCGTCGTGGACGCGGAAGGCTCAAAAGCCCAAATCTACGTCAACACTTTTAACCTAGACACCGCTAATGTATTTACGACCAGTGAGCCTATTGAGGTCACGACACAGAACAAGCTCGTAAATCGGTATATTGACGTTGGTTCAAAAGAAAAGCTGCGTATGAAAACGCACTTGGTAATCGACAATGAGCCAATACGAGAGAGTCTTCGGAACCTTATGGAAACTGGTTCCCTACTTCAAAGCCCGGAAATAAAAATTACCAAGCTAAACGAGACCCCAAACCTTACCTCAAGAGTAGTGGTTACTGGCTCAGGAGGAACTCCAGGATTTATTAGCTCTGGGGTTGAAGTAGATTCTCACGGTACGATTTCTTACTTGTGGGACACGAACGCTATCGCAGCAATCTCAGCAGAGGATAATCTTGGAAGCACGACCGGGGTCTACGAGGTTCAAGCCAAGTTTACCATTCTCGACTCAACCATCTACAGCCCCAAGTTCAAGTTAATCGTTCGATAACGAGAGATTCCCAGCTTGCGGGAGCGATGTTCTTCTCAACATAGGCACAGAAGGATTCCTTCCCCTTTACCCAAAACTCGTTCCAGTCCTTGAATTCCTTGGGCGGAACGAGTTTGTATATGCTGTCCCGGCGCTCAAACAAGAGTCTCTTCTTAGCTGTTTTAAGCCCCTCTCTGCCGCTTTCGTCGTTATCATAAGCCACGATGACCTTCTGGGGCTTGAGGCTCTTAGCTTGGACCGTAGACATCTTACAGCCCTGCGTACAGGTGGCGTTGTATCCAGCGGCGCGTAGGGTCATTGCATCAAGCGGACCTTCCGTAACGATAACATAATCCTGGGACTCATCGTAGGGGTACAGAATCTCAGAAGTCTTAATTCCGTACAAAGCCTTGCTCGGGTTTAGGTATTTGGGTTCCCGATTCAGGAGCGTTCTTGCTTGAAAGTAAAAAACCTTTTCGTTGTGAAAGTAAGGGATGATTACGCGCTGATGATACTTTCCGTAATTCGCAACGAAGAACTTGAACTGTTGCAAGCCTCGGCTATAGGCGAACTTAGCGGCGGCTCTCTTGAGCAGACTAGGACTGTTGATATCCTTTGTCGGTGTCACCTCAACAAAACTCTTTACGTCCTCGGCGATGGTTCTTTCCGCTTCAATCGCTACATTATCCACGTTGAGACTTGAAATCTCAAAGAGGTTCGCCCCCTTGTCAAACGCAAGTTTATTGATGTAGGTTCTGGCGTTCCGATATGGAACATTATCCACCATGGAGACTAGCTGATAGAAATTTCCCTTCTCGCTAGACTTAAAATCAATCCAAAATCCCGTATCTAGATTGATGTAAAGCTTCTGTTTGGTGTCCTCTGTGAAAAGAGAGTTTGTACGAAACTCCCGTCCAGCCACGGAACTTTCCGTGAACTTCTCGTCCAGATAGTCTCTAATAACAGAAGGAGGAATATCCATGTTTATCAATAAAGTGTCGCCCAGTAAGATTAAAGTCTACGATGAGTGCAAACTGAAGTACAAATTCAAATATATCGACTATCTGCCGGAAAAGTCCAAGAATACGGACGCTCTTCAGTTCGGCTCCTATGTCCACAAGATTCTTGAGGACGGAGTACACAGCACGTCCGTTGATGAGTTGTGGAACCTAGCCAAAAGTCTGCGAGAAAATTATACATTTGGTGAAGACAAGGAAAAGCTTTTGAAGCCTTGCGTAGAAAACTTCTTCAGGTTCAACCAGTCATTGTCAGCCACTGAGCATGTCGCTACTGAGCAGACCTTCGCGGTAGACCTCAAGGAGGGTTACGCTGTCAACGGCATTATAGACCGTGTGGTCAAGAGTTCTGACGGAAAATATCTCGTCATCGACTACAAGACCAGCAAGAGAGCGACGACCAAGCGGGAACTGTACAATGACCCGCAAATGCTCCTGTACGCTTTCGCTGTACACAAAATGTATAACGTGCCTGTACCGAACATTACATTAGCTCACTATTACCCACATCTAGACAGGCTAGTAAACATTAAGTATTCTGAAGCTCACGTAATGATGTACATCAGGAAGCTGACACAGAAGGTGTGGGAGATTAGGAAGAAAAAAAAGACTGACTTCTTTCCTCAAATGAACCAGTTTTGTGATTGGTGCGGATTCAAGGAGTGCTGCCCGAAGTTCAACGCTAATCATTTAGTGGAGTACAACAAAGCTGTTGAGGAAAGAAACCAAGCTAGAAAAAACAAAAAGATGGACGTTTAGGCTTTAGTTCTGCTGAGACTTCCTCATCTCCATAAACTTCTTGTCAAGATTAACTACAGGGAAGTAATCCTCGATAGAAATCAAGCGAAGAAATTCGTGAACTTCTGAGTCAGAGTATCGATTCTTCCTGTAGACCGTCATTAAAGCGGACAACTTCAGAGGTCTTTGGTTTTTCCAAGACTGGAACATTTTATCCTGAAAAATTTGGATAAAATGCTCGCTAAATCTATGTCTCCACTTTTCCTTGAACCGCAGAGAAAGACCGTAGTTAATCTGTTCTATTAGCTCAGTAAGCTCTTGTTTGTTGTCCATTTATACTATAATAGTACTTTCTAACTAGTTCTTTTTCTTGTTCTTTCTCTTTATCTTTCTGTAGTAGAGAGTACTTTAGCTTTCACTAGCTTATATTTTATATATAATATAGAAATGTTGGACGAAAAACTACAGGAAAATATCCTGGAAACTAGATTTCTTGGGACGACCGCGAGAATCGACGCGGTGAAGACCGGGTGCATCTTCAGCTTTCACTATCGGTCAGCCACCGCGACCGACCCTTCTCCCATCATCATCATGACATCAGGAAGGTGGAAATCGAAGGACGGTAAAACTTACTTTAATGGAGTCAATCTGAAAGGTTTGGGAGAAGAAGTAGCGAACAGTATTATCCGAGAGTTTGGACAAAAGCCAGTCGGCTCCGTATCCTTCAGTGATATTCAAAAATTTGCCGATGACGACCCTGAGTGCTGTATACGCACTTATGACGTAAGAAAGGTTCGTGCCCTACATAAAGTAGCGGTTAAGTCCGCTGAGACAGAAGAGGAGTAAAACTTGGCGGCACCACTAATAGGAAGGGCAATGGGAGCTTTAGCGAAAGGACTCTCTCGCTCAAACAAATCCACCAAAGACAATACGACAGCAACGCTCGGTTTGAAAACGAGCATGAATTTCGTTGGTGGTGTTATCGGTAGCCTATCGAAAGCCAATAACACCCTCGCAGAGATTCAAGGTCAGACCGCACGAGTATTTGAAAGTAATACGGCGATGCTGAAGAACTTCGACCAGACTATGCTTGGTCTGGAAGGTAAGGTCGAAATACTTGGGAACGCCGTGAAACTCGGTATCACTGGGTTCTCCAGAGAATCCTTCAATTTAGCAGCAAATATTAAACAGCTTGGCGCAGACTACAAGAAAGCTCAACTTCTCCAAAGATTTAATAATCAGGTTCTAGGACAATCAGAATCGGCGACCAACTCACTCATCGACACTCTCGTGAGTACGGCAGCCGCGAACGGAGATTCTATCGACGGTCTCATTAGCGCCCTACAAAAAGTACAAGCAAAGTTTGTTGATATCTCTGCCCAGATTGGTCCTGAGTTCGCTGCCAACGTCCAAAAAGCTATTGTCGCTCTTGCTCCTGGGCAGACAGCGCTTCAAGACTCGCTAGCTCAATTCGCCACTAGCCTTTTCGCGAATGAAGAAGGCTTTATGAAGCTGCTTAAGCTAACCGGGAAATCGGTTAAAGGACAGGAATCAGTCGCCGAAGTTCAATCCCTGATTATCCGCGCCTTGGAGGAAGTCGCACCGCTTGGTCAACTTGGACCGATTGTGACGAGTAGATTTGGTGAAGCTTTCGGGACCAACTCCGCCGACATCGTTCTCGCGCAGCAGCTTCCAGCCATGCGGGACGCGATTATCAAGGGCACACAACTGACCACGGAGCAACTCGCTAATGAGACGACACGTTTGAGTATGGACAAAGCGTGGCAAGCTCTTACCGCAGGAATTCAGGAGAAGATGCTTGGCGCTCTTCAGTACATCTCTGGCTTCATCGTTAAAATAAAGAACTTGGTTAGTAAGGTTGTGGATTGGCTTCCTGGTTTCGGGGATAATGATGATGTGGCCGCCGCCGCGCAGTACCGCGCCGACCAGGGTCTGGCCCTTAACGCCGCTGGCATGCAGCCGCCGCTCGAACGTGGACTTCCCCTGGTGTTGGACCTTCGCCGCACCGCCGCGACCCAAAGCCCAGAAGATAAAGATTTAGCCGATGAAACTTTTAAGTTAGACAAGAAAACTTCAGAGGCACAAGCTGATTTCTGGAGTTACCTTGAGAAGGATAACAGTAACGCAGCCAAACAGAGAAACGAGCAAATCAGACAAAGTAATAAGTTGGTTGAACTGGCCAGAAAAGGGCAGGAGCAGGATAGAAACACCGTAAATAGGCGTCTCCTCGCAGAGCTTGGAAGACAAGCCCTCGCGCTAAACGCGCTTGTTGAAAAGACAGAACAAGGCAATCGGACTCGTGAAGAACAACTGGCCGCTACCACCGAACCCGCCCCACGCAACGCCGCACAGGAACCCTCACTCACACAAGGAACTATACGTAACGGATAACATAGAACTATGGCATTAGACGGACTCATTCAAACGGTACAAGACCTTATTCCTGGAACAGCCGAGTTATTCAAACAGGCTCGTGTTGATGACTCCAAGGTAAATAAGAGTTTAGGACCGAACAGAAAATTTCAAGTCAACGCTGCCCTTGAAAAAAGAGCGGGTCTTCGGTTTATTTATCCACAGCACACAGAACCAAACAAGCTCGCGACCACTGACGGACCTTCAAAACCAAAGGCTGCTGAAACTATTAGGTGGCTACCTTTCTGCGAGAACCCTTCTATTGTTGAAAGCAGAAAAGCGAACTACGCTAACCAGAGAATCCTCCTGAGGAATGAGCCAGCGCGTCTGTATGTCGGAAGTGAGCCGAGAAAGTTCAAGGTAGATTTTCACTACAGCCTCATTCATTTGGCGTCTATGATTCCGTCCGACCTAATCCTCAGAATATTTTCAGAGGGCGACGAACACTTCGATGAGCAAGCAATCGCTTTGAGAGTTTACCTGCAAGAAATTATGGAGAGGGATACTGGACAACGTTCCTTCCTCAACGCGGTAGATGGAGATTTGAAAAACGTCTTAAGAGAAATGTCTAATCGATTGGTCGATGGTTCAGAGGGTTTGTTTGGACCTGTTCCTAACGAGGAGGAATCTCAGTTTAACAACATGCTTTTGCATATCATGCGAAGCAGTAAGGAATGGTATCGAGTTTCCAGACTCTTCCAATATGCTATAAACCATATTCGCAACTCGGTCATTTCTACCGTATCCACCCCAATTCAAGCCCCTCCTATCGTGGAGTTGAAGTGGGGCGCTCTTTACGATTTTACTCCATGCATTGTCACTAACTACCAACTTAATGTAGAGGAAAGTGCTGGTTATGACGTCAAATCTCTGTACCCACAAAGACTTCGAATTTCTTTAAACATGGAAGAGATGAGGGGTCTTCACGGAGATGGAGAGAAAGTCCGAGACCAACTCCCTGGATGGGATACGGTTCTTGCTGGAGGATTCCCTCCACCACAGTTCTCCAGGACAGTAGTAAATCCTCCGGTCTTCCGCACTCACGACGGAGCCGTCCCTTTAAACCTCACAGTGTCAGGTCAGGAGATTCCTTCCACAGGGTCTCTTACCGTAGCTGGTCAGCGACCCATTTTCAGTAGACCATTGAACTAATGGCTTTCTCAAACGACAGAGCAAGAATTTTTCGAGGTACAGAGGTATCTCATCGTGGAAAAACTTTAACCGATATTGGACGTTCAAAAAAATATCGTCGTTACATTAACCAAGTTTTTGATGCTTCTAACTCAAAAATTGCTATAATATCTAATGAGTTTGCGGGTCGCCCCGACCTAATCGCATATGCAGCCTACGGCACAGAGTTGCTTTGGTGGCTTATTGTGGAAGCCAATTCTGTCTTTGATTATGAGGAAGACTTAAAGGCTGGCAAGCAAATTCTTATACCACAAATATAATGTCCCAGGCGTCGAACAACCAACTAAAATTTGCAGAACCAACGGAAACAAAAGCTTATAACACGAATTCCGTTGCGTTTGTGCAAATGGCGTCTACTGCCGAAGAATTGCTAGATGCAGATGTAGGCACGAAGGATTCGTTTGTTCACGTTTCAGACCCACTAAGACTAAAATCAAGTCTTGTCTCCTTTGAGTTTAACGTCATCCAAGGTCCGGATAGCCAAATGGCGACTGTGGAGTTACTCAACCCAACCACAGAGTTCGAGGAGATGTTTATGCGGATATATGATAAAATATATCCTGAGAGAGAAGGTGTTATCTCCAATTGGACTGACTCAGTTCGTAGAAACAAAAGACTAAACAACACAACGGGCGATTCCGAAGAAATTGATAAGACAGCCCCAACAGCTTTCTACCCCAACTTTTATCTTCGGTGGGGATACGGAACACGAATGGAGGAAGGTCTCTCCAAAACTCATAAAGTCAAGTTAGTCGATGTTGAGTACCGAATGACTGGAACTGAAGACAAGCGTGTAACTCTTAAGTTTGTTAACCAGCACAGTTTCACAAAAGACTCAAACACATTTAACAAAAGACCAGAAAGCGTAAAAGTAAATTGTTACGATGACGAAGGACAACTGAAAAAAGTAGGGCATATTCTAGAGGAGATTTTTACTGGGTTTTTAGCGTCCTACCCAGAGGTTGTCCCTTTCTGTAGCTTGTATTCTACTCCCGACAACTCTGATGAAACATCCTACGGGGATTTCTTAGATGATGTAGCAGAGACTTATGCTCGGGGCATGGCGTTCTATGAAGGTCAGCAACTAAACAATGCTGGTTCGCCCCTAGAAGCCGACGAGGCTGACGATTATTACGGGGCTTTTTGGGACTCACTATCTGAACAAGAGAGGGCGCAGCTAGAAGAAGCACTGGAGACAAACATAGAACCAGTGCCGAGCGATGAACCTAGAATGCACGGGGAAATAACCGAAACCCATCGGTTAAAGGCGTACAACGAGGTGTTTAAAAGTCTTGGTATTGATTTTACAAAACAAAAAGTACAAGGCGACGGAACAGGTACCCCCGGCAAACCCGCAAATGACCAAACAAGTAATGATGTTGATGTTGTTGGAAATAACTCCGATTCCGATGTCCAAAACAGAGCGTTTGGCGCCGAAAACTCCATAAACGAAGACATTAAAGTAAATGTTTTCACCCCTTCAATCCCTCGCCGGGATTACCCACTGGAGCCGAAACCCCAAGGGCAAGAAAGCTATATGGCTTTTTGGCCGCTTGGCGTAAAGCCTCCTAATGGTATACAGGATTGCGCTTCAACGAACCGCAAAATTGAGCCTCTTACCCCCGACGAAAAAAAATTCCTTGAGGATTTAGGTGTTGCCCCAATTTTGGTGAGAGGCGTTGTTAATCAAAACCAACTAATTCCAAGAGACCAACTGCAAATTGACCAGGACAGATTTACCTTCTCTATCGATGAGTTGAACGAGCAGTGGTCGAGGAAGACTTACGAGGATGCGGTTTCCGAGGCTCTGGAGAACCCGGACAGGATAAACGATATGAGGTACGATATTGCTTTGCCTCTAAAACCCGTTGCTCTACACAGTCCCCTCTTGGATTTCTCCGGGTTCTACTCGGTACCTATGAATACAGGTCCGAGCGGAATTGGTATTTTCTCACCCACAGTTCTAGGGGCAACGGTCCCTAATGTTGCAGGGGTGCTACCGTTGCCCCTCTGGGATTTCTGTTTGCAAACCTGGGTCACAGCAGCCAACTTCAACCTCGACGGTTTTGACGAAATACCAGGAGCAGAAGGGGTTACCGCTGCTTCTGGATGCTGCGGAGGTGTCGGGGGAGGTTCAGGGTACTCAAGTTGGCTACAACAAATCATCAATGAGCCAGAGAAAATTCTAAACACTATGCCAGTGTATCTTGAGCCGACGCTCTTTACATACTCTCATATGATGAACCTTGCTAGCCAGCTTTCCGCAGAAACGCAAGACCAGACTGACCCCCTAGACGTAAGTGGTACGCCAACCTCCTTACCCGAGAACCTGAAGCCGAAGCTTCCAGACCCTCCCAAGTATGAGGCTATCGCGACACTCCAGACAGACCTCGACAACCCCCACATCACGAACACAGTACAAAGACTAGTTCGTAGTATTAATAATACCGTAATAGGTAATCCGTCAAAACTAAGATACACGTCAATTGATTTTAGTAGCCCCACGCCAGAGAAGAAGGAGGCTATGTTTGAAAACACTCTTCTTAGGAATCTTTCAGATGATGTAAAGAATGACATTATTGATAATAATAAAATTCTTGCGGCGGTTGTACCGACGAGCCTAACTGACGTACTTGCCAATCTCGCCGTACAACCAGTCAACTCATTCCCAACAACTAGAGATTACCGAGAAGGGCATGAAGGGGTTCTTGTTCTGGACGTAGCTGCGCCGGGTTCCATCGTAACGAAGCTAGAGTTTACTGGGGACAATAGATTTCTCATCGGGCTGTCTCAAGCGATGTATACGACAAGACTAGTCCACGACATAGACTCTTTCTTTGACAAGGACCGTGCGATGTCGACAACTATGTATCTAACCATTTCCAGAGGTCTCGCCGCAGAAATAGAAGCCCTAAGAAAGGAGCAGCCCTCCGCCGAAAGAGATGCACAGCTACAAAGCCTAAAGGTTTTGCAAGAGCGAGCCGACAACGGCGCGAATTATGTAATGGACGAAGATTTGTTGTCCTTATTTCCTGCCTATGTTGATTACTTTACTGATGCAGACCTGGAAAGTATTTCCCGTGAAGCTGAACTTGGTGCCACCGACCGGGCTTCCAGCGCGGAAGACTTGAGGTTGCTGGCAAGTATGGTGAATGACCCAACCCTACTCAATGCGCTATTCCCTGAGGCTGACCTTGATGGGAGGGATAATACAGTCAAAACTGTTACGATTAGTACTGACCCGAATACCGGGGAGGTAGTGGCTACAGAGACAAAAAAAACAGTATTGAAAAGAGAGGTTTATTTCAACACCTCCCAAGAAAAATCCAAAGACCTATTCAAAGTAGCGAGCAAACTGACAGACGAGAAGTTCCAGGCACAACTTGCACTGTTGCAAGAAGCTTGGCAGGTTGAAATAGATACTCTAGGAATTCCTGAACTTAGTGACCTCCTGTCCGACGTAGGTGAAAGCGGAAGAAGTGTCCTCCTCCGAGTGTTTGACCCGCGACTAAACTCCGACCAGCCGCACTGGATATCCGGAGTTTACATGATAACCAGACTAGCCCACCGCATCGATTCGACGGGAGGGTATACCACAAAAATGACTCTGCTCAGGAGCCAAACGACAACGCCCGACCTTATTCAGGGAAACACAATAGCGGTACAGGACTAACATGGTAGAGAACTTCACCCCAAGACAGCAGGAGGTATCTCCGCTTCCACCCTCAAATATCTCTTTCACTTTTGGTATTGTAAAAAAGTGCATGGATACTCAGAAATCAGGAAGATTGATGGTTGATATAGGCTTGCCAGAAGACGTGGAGTGTGAGTATGTATCGCCTATCGCCGGGGCTGGCTATGGCTTGTTCGCCGTTCCTGGTATTGGCGCTACTGTCCTGGTGGGTAAAGCACCTCACGCCGACCCCCCGACTAAGTATTTCTGGATGGGCTGCTTATACGCCGACGTTGTGGAGCAGGGAGATATGAAAACTCAGCCATACCTTGTGTCTGATACCCTGGACCCCAACAAGACCCAGTGTATTAGAACAGAGGTTATGGAAGACGGCTTTGATGATGGAGAACCGAAATCCACTTATGGCGTCCCAAATGCCCGAAGACCTGAAGTCTACGGAACGAACAATCTTCCCGATTCCTTCATTCTCAAACATCCAGCGGGACACTCAATCTCGCTTACGGACAAAAAAAGCGACGTTCTTATTAACGAAATTAAGCTCAAAACTGCCGAAGGGAAAAGATTTATTATGAGTGATTCCCCCGCCGATGTCGGGGAATTCATGTCTCTCATTGACGAGAACAACAACCACATCACTATTCTTAGTGAGAATAGCAGCAACCCAAACTCAATTACCGTTCGAGCGGGACAGGATATTGAAGTTGAGTCCACTGATGGAGACATCTACCAAGGAATCTCAACTGGCGCAGGGGACTTCAGCATCGTCAACGGAGGCAAAGGCGACATCTACGTAAAAAGTTATGAAGGCAACGTAGAGATTTTGGCCGAAAAGTCCATCCTCCTCAAGTGTGGATGCAGCACTTTACAGATTACCCCTTCAGGTATAGATATAAAAGCTAATAACATAAATGTACGCGGCTCGCTTACAAACGTAACTGGGGACACTACAAACGTAACTGGTTCCTCAGGAGATGCAAACATCGGAGGAATTAGCTTGGTCAGCCACACTCACGGAGGAGTCACCACAGGACCAGGAGACACCACCGGACCCAAATAGTCATAAGCACCCATGGTTTTATTCTCAGAAAAATCACTACGCCTGATGCCCAGCAACACCCTGGTCGCAACAAGCAACTCCTTGCAGTTAGAAAGACAAGCGAAACAGGCGAAATTGTCTACCACTAACAGAAAGCTGGAGAAGGCTCAAGGAATTGCGACCATGAGAACTCCTATGTCTGGTAGAGTTACTGTCGTTAACGATTCCCAAACAGCAACCTCAAACCAGCAACAGAATCTGGATGGTCCCTCCAATGCCCTATCAAATGCTGCGGGTCTTTTTACCAGTGAAGGTACAAATCCAGGAGGCGCTGCCGCCTTTGTTCCTGGCACGGTGGATTTCGATTACAGCCAAGACGACATTGAAACCATGCGGAGCCAAATTAACTCGCAGTCAACAAAATCCCAGACTGTCCGAAGCTCGGCAAAAACCACTGAGATTGCTTCTCTGACCATGACCAGGGACCGCTTATCGAACGAGATTGGTGAGATTGACGATACCCTCGAAAAAATCGAGGAGATTATGCGACTAAGGTCCGAAGGGTTAGCACCGGAACCGATGTTAAACATCAGCGCTCTTGATTTGAATGCACTACCAGGAGCCGTAAAATCTCGTGTGCAAAGCGTCATCGACCAAACCAATCAGTTCATCACTGGTAAGATTGTGGCTCCGTTCACAGAAAACCAAAAACTTCTTCGGTATCTAAACGCATCCCTGTCCGGAACGAAAATCCCGAGTCCAGTATTTGACCTTGAGTATGGACCTCCTATTTCCTCAAAAGGAAAGTTTGTCCTCTCAAATGACGGATTATATTACGACTCAAGAACGCAACCCGTACCTGATATTCTTCCTTTTGCGACCTCATCACAGATGTGGACGTTGCAGTTCGACTCAAACAGGGGCGGTCGAGGTCTCTCCTTTACAGAAGATGATGCCGTGGATGGCGTCGGAACTATCTTCGATTTGAACCTAGACCTTGGGCAAAATACAAACGAGCGCGTACAGGATTTTTACAAATACGACGATGTTCTCCAGCAGTTCAATGACGACAAAGTATCCCACACTACGGAAGCGTCTGGGTACGTAGCGGAGATTTTATCTAATGGTTATGACGCCTCTGATGCGGTTGTTCGTTCGTACACCGCACAAATGAACGCTGCGATTTCTGTTTACGATAAGAAAATCAAAAAAAGAAAACGACAGCTTGAAATTGCGGCAATCTACGGACGAGACAAGTTCTTTGTTACGGATAGAGACCACCCTGTTGGAGAGGGTGTATTCTTTGAGTACCGTCCTCCAGTCGGAAAAGCCGCTGAGTACAAGCTTCAATATGATGACCTACCAGATGAAGTAAAATCGAGAACATTCCTTTCTCTGTCTGGAGGGGATAAAGTAGCCTGGGATAAAAGTACCGGAACCATCGTTACCGTAAGAAAGGAAGACAATGTTATTGGCGTTGTGGGTCAATGGGTAGAGATTCCCCGAATCCCAGTAAACGACTTCTCCTACCTGAAGGAGTCTGATATTGCCTTTGATGTTCAGAGAAAACTCACTCTCTTCTCAGAAGACCTCGACACCATTATTGCCCCTCACCAAGCTCGTTATGTGGTGGCTCCAAATAAACCGACATCCCTAGAACGCCTTTCCGTGGAGCCTGTTGGGTTTGGGGACTGGGTGCACAGAGAAACCTCCGGAAGCTTGAGTGCAACGACACCTCTTACAAAATCACTTACTAGTGACATCGTAAAAGACGGTTTGCTTGCTTGCTACAACTTCCTTGACCCTGAAGCAGTAACAGAGCCTTCCGGTACTTTGTACGCACTCAACAATGCAGCAGAAGGTTCGACAAGACTTGATGCGAAACTGGTTGGTTACGACAAGTCCTATATTTTCCCCTCTGGTGTAGGTATCGCCTACATGGGAGGAACCGTGTTCGACCAACGGCAAAAACTAGGTCCAAGCTGGGCAGACATAAAAGGTTCTTATGTCCGTCTGCCAAATAACACGAAAGAGTTTGAGACCTTTAATACTTCTTACAAAGGTACTCGTGGTTTGGAGAACTTGTTCTACCAGCCTAACGGAGCCTCGATTGATTTCTGGTCATACGTTCCAAATATTCATTCCGACATGACGGACAATCATCGATACCGTTTGGTTTTTGCAAACGAAAATAGCGGTCCTGTAAACTCAAACTATGTAAACACGAATATTATTAAAAACGGAAGAACCAACCTCGACCGAACACTTGGTATGATAATCGGGTGGCGAGATGCCGGAAGCCCCGACAACGCGACAGGCTACGACCCGAGCGGTCTAGAGTTTATTATTGCTCCGACTACCGGACAGAACCAGACAGACTTTAATTCCGCTGCGAACAATTGGGGTCATAGTATCTGCATCGCAGAAAGATGGGACGGTCAGAACGACAGCAGCAACAGAACTCCCACCCCCGACCAAGTAACACAAATGGGAATGTATATCCCCAGCGGACTCCAAACCGCCGCAGGGTCCGGTATCGCTGATGCCAGCGGCTCCTTTGTACACTTCAACCTTTCGTTCGACGCCCCACAAAAAGAGGTTCGCGTGTGCCTCAACGGTGCGCTCCTAGCCGCATCCTCCTATACTGATGTTTTTGGTGATATTCCCTCTGATGTAGCTACACCTACCGCATCCATAATGGACCCGGCGCAAAGAAACACTATTCCTGATTTCTGCGACCCATCAAAGGAGTCCTTCCTTGGAGTGTCCCTGTACGACGAAAGGGTCTCACCTCAGCGAGTCGTATTCCCTGTGTTCACACCCTGGATTATCGGCGGTGGTTATTCCGACAATATCCCCAAGATTTCAGGGTCCACATATAGACCTCAAGGATTCTTGGGAAGTAACACAAACCACACCCACCAAGAGACTTTACCGGGAGCATCGCTCGCTACGGTTACTGTGGGTGATGAGGTATATATCAAAGGGCAGCATGAACCGCCGCTGTCCGGAAGCAGAGGAGGCACTGGTAATGATAGAAACCGAGTCCCCCGAAGCGGCTTAGATGGTTTTGTGGGAAGTTTCAAGATTTACGAAAAACCTCTAACTATAAAAGAGGCTAAGTTTAACTACGATTCCCAAAAAGGATTCTTTGAGAACATTTTGCTGTAATGACTACTTTCGACTTAACTTACTTAAAAGTCCCACGAAAAAACACTATCCAAGGATTAGCATTCCCCATGCGCCTTGATGGTGTTGGAGGCTATCTCACGTCGAACGAAAATCTCGGCGCTTTAAGAGACGGTGTCATCCAGCTTCTCATGACCGCTAGAGGCTCTCGTGTAATGCGACCCGACTTTGGAACGGACCTTAGAAAGAGTGCGTTTGAGATTATCGACGACACTCTACTCAACACTCTCAGGTCACAGATACTTGAAGTAATCGCAAAGTATGAGCCTCGTGTGATTGTACAGGCGGTAGACTTGATTCCTGATTCGGAAAGAAGTGAGTTGAAGATTCGGTTAAAACTCGCATCAAAAAGCGATTTGCTTAATCCAGAGATGGTGGAGGTAACGGTATGACTCAACAAGATTATTCTAGATATTTTAGAGGTTTGTACAACGTGTCGGGTTTCGACGGCACTATCGAATCTGATTTTCTGAAGCTCGGTTCCGTCCCCGATGACCGAAAACCAGACCTCATCGATTACAACCTGAAAGGGTTTGATGATTATCGTACTGCTCTACAAAATTATTTGAAGGCGGTTTTTCCGACAGACTATAACAACTTTGCTGCTTCGGACTTAGGTCAAATGCTTCTTGAGATGTTCGCGTACATGGCATCTGTGAACACCTTGAGAGCCGATATGACCGCCAACGAAATGTACATTGATACTGTAAAAGACCCCGATAACCTCAAACGATTGTTGCAGCTTATTGGTGTTACCATGAGAGGTCCGACCTCCTCGAAAGCCACAGGAAAACTCACGCTTCCTCCTGAGGTTACTCTTTCAACCGATGTCGTCGTTCCTCAAGGCTCCAGAACAATCAGTGTACTCAGCGATAGAAGCAACGTACCTCTCCTTTATACAATGACTCGCCAGTTAAATGACGGGTCTTTGGATTTGTTCAACAGAGACCTGACAATCCCGCAAGCTGATTTCACGAATAACGAAGTGTCCGATATCTTCTTGCTAGAGGGTTCCTTTGAAACTCAAACCGGAGCTTTCGCCACCGATTCAACCAGACAAACTATCGAGCTTCGCAACGGTCCTGTTGTCGAAGGAAGTATTGGTGTGTCTTCAACCGAAGGAATTATCTACAACGAAATATCAAATCTTTTCGTTGCCTCCGGGGGAACAGACCCTGTATTTGAGAAAGTGTATACCGATGGGTTCAATGCGGTCCTACGATTCGGTGACGGCGTCAGAGGCAGAATACCCACCCCAGGGGAAACCTTCATCGTTAACTACCGCCGTGGCGGTGGAGAAAACGGCAACATCGCCAGGGGCATTATTAATAAATCAGTAACGCTAAGTCACGGCGGCGTTCCCGTGAACGGAACGCTCGTCAATATCACAAAAGGTACTGGTGGTTCCCCCGCTGAAACTGTCGAACACGCCAAGAGATACGGTCCATACTTCTTTAGAACACAGTACCGTGCAGTAACCGGAGAGGACTATAACGCTCTCGCAAATAGCTTTGTAGGAACCACAGGAAAAACAGCAAAGGCTATGGCGTCCCTAAGAAAGAACGGGGCAGCCGCTAACGTGATTGATATGTTCGTCCTCTCAAAAGCATCGGAGACTCAGTTGGAACGAGCTTCCGTAGCATTTAAAAAAGAGCTTCTTGATTATATGCAGCAGTATAAAATGCTTACGGACGATATCGTAATCTCAGATGGAGTCGTTCGTACTTTAGATATTGTCGCTTCCGTGTTTATTGACAGGTCAAACGAGAGGTTTGAGGATAATATTAAGCAGAAGGCTGCAAACAAACTTCAAGAGTATTTTTCTGTAGACAGGGTAAACTTTGGGCAGAGATTAGACCTTGCCGACCTTCAAAATTTCATGTTAACTGTTCCAGAAATTAGGTTCTTCACAGTAGACAACCTAGAGCGGGACATACCTGTTAACTTTAACGAAATCGTCCAACTAAACAACTTTGAGTTCTCAGTGGAGTTCGTATAATGGCATCTGATAGCGGACCAAACCAAGCACATTTAAAAGCTAATTACGTTGAAGTAATTAAGCGCATCGTACCCGAGTTCTATGATGAAACCGAGTATCGGTTATTTGGGGAGGACGAGGATTTACAGTACAATGTGCTTGCAAAGATTTTGTACGTAGCAAAAAACGCATCAACCTTAATTGATGCTCCGTCTAACCATACATCATCCCAGGAGTTTGTTCCGTTCTTCGTACCTTTTAACAAAAAGGCTAACTGCTCCCCGCGAGATTTCCAGCGAAATGTCCTAACCCCTTTGGGGTACTCTTTCGGTAGTTTTACGAACGTCTCCGAGTTTAGTTCTTTTGTTGTTGCTTCTGCGCTTCCGAAGGTTGTCTTAAACAACGTTGATACGACCTTCGCACAATCTTATTCCGCTACAGTTGACCCTGACGCCAACACAGTAGACCTCGTACAACGCGCTCTCCTTGATGAGCTTGGATGGGTCTACCTCCTAAACACTAGCGGTAGTGTAACCAGCTCCGACTCCACTACACCTAGTAGTATTCTCGCAGATGCCCTGACTGAGAATCTCTTCTTCGGCGAGCATATCAATACCTCCGAGGGCGTGAAGCTACTGTTTAAATGGCTCATGACCAACATTCAAGGAGGTCAGGCACCCTGGGCAGAGTTGGCAAATACTGTCGTACCTTCCCCGTTTAGCTCCCCCTCCTCCACTTTCAGCGATAACTACTGGGCATCTGGAGGACAACTTGCTAGTTCTCTAGAGACATTGATTGATGTTTGGGTAAATGAAGACGATACGAACGCAACCTACTTTAGAGACATCGTAAATGCGTCTTTGTTGGGGCTGAATGTACAAAGAATGTCGAATAGAGGACCAATGGACAAAATGCTCAAAGCGTTGTCCTACGCGTTCTATGACCTGAGAACTACTATTCGAGACATTCAATATCTTTTGGACATCGAGGAATGTCCCGAAGAGTTCTTGCAGTACCTAGGACGATACTTAGGTTGGACCTTCTTTGGAAATGACCCGGATAAGTGGCGTCAACAGCTTAAGCAAGCCATCTACCTTTACAAAGCAAAAGGTACAAGACAGGCGCTTTCTCAAGCTGTGAATATGCTTATCCCGTCTTCTGTCTACTCCCCAGCACCGGACGCGAGCGGTCTTCAAGAGTTTTGGGAGTCTTATTTCCCAAACATTATTTACTACGTCATTAAGACTGAGACTGATTACGGAAAAGACTCTAAGGCTTATTTGGAGTTAGCACGGGCTTGGGACCAAGCACTTCAAGCCGAGGGCTACGATATCCAGTTTAAAAACTTTGACGACGAGAACCCTGATAATAACGCAAGATTCCTCGTCGATTATATCCTTCAGTACCTCAACTCCAGGCATGACTTCCTTAGACTAGGAGGCGTTAAGTTCAGAGACTCCAGCTTTATTCAGGCGCAAGTTAGTGCGAACGAAGTCGGCAGCTATTTTCACAGGGGGAAAGAAATCTTTATGCCTCCGTGGGAAGAGCAGAGGTTCTACCAAGATACTTTACTTACTGAAGATATCGTAAAAGACCTCTCATCACTTTTCGCTCGACCCGTAGGCGCTCTAGGACTCAACCTAGCTACGTCCGACGCTCAAGAGGTGGGTGAGTGGCTTTCAAGCTCTATTGGGCTTAAAGAGACGGGCGCCATAACAACCCCTGGGTTTGGAGCCAACCAATACTTCAGATTCCTTACTTCCGGTCTGAACCTTCCTTTTAACTATCAGAAAGTCGTAAGTAATGCAGACTTGGAAGGGATGTCCGTGTTTGATTATTGGAACTCAAAATCATCTGAAGTACATACAAAACTTCTTCTTGATAATGTTGAGTTCTCCGCGAATGCCTTTGTGAACTCCGCAAACACCAAGCTAGGCAGACAAGGCATTCCCGCCATCGTGGATATCTTTAGGCAGTTCGCACCCTTCCACGTCCTGAATAAGATTTTCGTCGGAACAGAGTTTTATGAGGATTATTCCGCCACGGATTCTAGTGCGCTAGTAGGAATCCATACCCTCCAGTCGGATATGGACCAATTGAACAGTTCGTATGTTTACGATGCATTTAACCTGTTCAGCGGCACTGGAAGCTTCTCGTCAATCTCGCCAAGTGTATATAACCCCCGTCAAGGTAGGTGGGTACCCTCCGCAACCCTACACCCAACAACAGACCTATTGTGGGGCGGCGCTACTGAAACAAGTGACTCAGTTTCTACCAGCGCAATCAAGCCCAATGTCAAGTCATACCGAACAGCCGGAAGAAGAAGAAACCTAAAATATAAGTTTGAAGGATGGGCAAACAACAGGGAGGGGCTGAATCAGCCCACACCCGTCGATTTCTTTACGAGTGCCATAATCCCGTGGAATGGGTTGAATGTGTCATCGTTTGTACCGAAAGGGTTTAATTTCTCGTCCCAAAGCTACGAGGATACCAGCGGAACTTTATCCGGGGTATACAGTCAATACACCCCCTCCACGACAGAGTTCCTAGGTTACACCGCTTCAGCACACTTCCCTGTTCGAAATATATTAGGTTTTAGTACGGACACCTCAAGCTTTGCTTGGATTAGGGATGTGTTTGGTTCTCCGATACTAAGAGCGCTAACGGATATATTCATTCGCAGAGGCAAGGAAGATACTCGTTGGCTGGATTTCACAAACGACGGATTTGAAAACTTTAAGTTCGGGCAAGGAATTAGCCTTCTTTTCAACGACTACAATAATAAGTTTGGGAGGAAATTTCGAAACTTCGTCGATAAGAGAACTCTTACCCCACTACAAAGATACGCTGGCGGTTTCAATATACTCTCCCATGTTTTTGGTCCGGGCTTCATGAACAATAATTTCTCGATTGCAGGACCAATACAGACGAACCTTTCAGCAAACGCCGGGACAGGCTTCCCTTACCCAATCTCGTCTACTTACCCAAGTTGGAGTGCGGTAGTGGCGACCGAAGCGATTTCGGAAAACAATGTTTTTATCGGAACTGACGGAGGTCAGAGAGACTTGCAAGGAGGAATCCTAAAGGACGGAGCGTACGGAACCTATCGGCACCCGCTTGATGTCTTTGAGGCTCCAAGCAAACCCTTCTTCAGTAACGAGACACTGTTGTCTAGTGTTTCTTTTGTAGCGCCTAGAATTAATTCTCTTGCTGTTCTTAACAGCATCGAAAATCCAAGCTACAATGTTGATTTGAATTCCCTTAGCGGCATAACCTTGATTCAAAGGACTCCAGGACAAACTCCGCGAGATGCAGTAAGAGTTCGCTTTCCTCTAGACGGAAACATGAACTACTGTTATAACGGAAAACTGCAATTCCCTCCTATTGATGCTGCTGTTAGAAGTACAACTTTGTCTGCCTTCGCAGGGTGGAAGATTATTGACCAAGCTAGAGCGCCTGAACTTCTCCAAGAGATGCCTGTAGCTACAGCCGCCAATTTATCCGCTGGTGTGTATGAGTACGCCGGAAGTGCTATACGAGCGGTAGTCTTGCAGTGCAGCGGAAACGCAAACACCACCTCGTCCGTGGTCGGTAACCCAAACAACCCTAGCATCAGCACCGTATTCAACCCCCAGTTCGCAACTACACCTAAAAACCTAAGAAACTTAGACCCCGGCTCTAGGTACAGAGTCAGCTTCGACGCATCAACTACTAAAATCAGTGGGGGTCAAGGAGAACAGTATGTGTACGCTCTACGAAACCTAACAAAAGATAAGTGTTGGACAGCTTCCTCAAACTCTTGGGAAACAACCCCAAATACTCTATCGGCAACTCCCCCAAACAGCCTCTTCAGCGCGACCGACGACTCCAGTGACTACCGAACTTTCAGCGACGAGTTCCCGGTTGATAGCAGCTTCGAAAAAGGAGACTCCTATGAGTTGTGGTTCACGATGTGCGCGGGTAGCGAAACCAACCGTTCAGAAGGGAAGCTGAGAAATTTCCAAGTGCGAATGATAGAGGATTCTAAGATTGGCGAGTTCTTTAACGGAAGCAAAGGAAATAAGTTCTTCCCCGACCGAGAATACCAGCTTGGGGTTACAGGAAAGATAGCCTCGATTCCTCTCGGCATTAATTTGCCGCAAACTCTGTATGTTCGTGTGGTGATGGAGCAGAAGCCGTACCTAGGAAATGGGTGGCAAGAATCGTTCTCCCGCGCCTGGGCATACAACTGGAATACTAAGACATGGGAAGAAAGCCGAAACATGTCGGACCAGGATATGTGGTACGCATTGAACTTCGAAAACAATAACGAAGAACAAACTCATGTGTTCGATTTCCACACTTTGAATAGCAGAACACCTCTAAAGTACTACTCTAAGTCTAGGCAAGGACCGCTACAAGGATATTTTGCCTCAGCAGGTCCGGTTCATGACGAAAACTCAGTATACTATGTTGAGGTGTCTAAACCCGGCGGAGCCGCTGAATTAGCAGGATTAACGTTATTGGACGTAAATTTCCTAGATAAAGAGTATAATGTTTATGCAGGGGATTACAGCAGAAAGAATTTCCAAGATGTTTTCCGATTCTTCGATGAATTGAACGCAAATAAATCATCACGAAATGCGTTTAACTCATCTTCGACATACATGACATCTGGAGGTTCTCGGAGCGAGTATCTAGAGTATTGGGGCGGTAGCCACTCCGCAACAAACGGCAACTTCGGGTTTATTGATAATGCAGGGTAACGTAAAAATCATCCAAACTTCTTCTGGAAGAAACAAAACTCTTTTTGAAGAAAGCAACATGATTCTCGATGGTATGAGAAAAACCATCGCGGATGCGATGACGTACAAGCCAAATCCGAGTGGCGCGGGTATTGAAAATGGAACTAGTTCTGTATCCAGTTTTCAGGTACAGGCATTTACTTTAGGAAGCGCAAAAGAATACTTCCATCAAAGAGACTCAAGATTTTTCTACCCCTATAACTCGTCCGCCACATCCTCCGTAAACCACCAACTACTAACCCCCAAAGACTCGGACCTATTCCCTCTTCTGGATTCCTGGTCTTCAATCGGATTCAACCAGTGGCGGTATGATTCAATCGAAAGTGCGAATATACTGACGAACCCAACGCTAAAAAATGGAGCGGAAGGATGGAGGGTTGACACCAAGGTGTCAGGCTCTACCGGAGTTAGAAGATTCGACGAAGTTCGCGCTGAAGGCTCTGTCCCCATCACGCGGTACGAGGTAGTTCGAGGACAGCAAAAAGTTACTCTAACACAAAGCGCCGACCTCGCCCTTGGAAGAACTTACTTCGCGTATAACCACGTAAGGGCGAAAGACGCAACCTTTGATTTTAGAGTTGCCAGAGGTCGTAACGGTCAGATTGCTGAGTATTATGACTTCACGTCTGGTAAGTTCGTTTCTAAAGCCTTAGCCAAAGAAGGCACCCGCCACACTGTTACACCTTCAAGATACTTTGGGGTAGAAGAGTTTGTTTTTAAGTTGCACGGACATCTTACCGACCAAGGCTTAGAAGCAAATAATGAATACTTTGTGGAGTACGTGTTCCCAGCTAAAAGCTTTAGAGACACAAACTTCTCTCCGTGGAATCCGGCATACCAGAATCCCTATGTAGACGTGATTAGTTTGGAGTTGTTAGACCAAAGAAATACTATTCTACCTAACCCCAACTTTCTGGAACACCAAAGTGTTCTGCTAAACAATAACTTCACCTACACAAGCAAGTTAACTAGCGTCGATGCCATAAATCCTGGAGACTCAACAGCGGAAGGTTTAGTTTCTATAAACCACTGGAACGTTAAAAACCCTATCTTGAACTGCTCAAACCCTAGTTTTGAGGAAGATGCTAGTGGGTTTGCTTTTGTAAAACCTATTAGCACAAACGACTTCTCGGACAAAGTCTTCTCATCCCTAGATGACGGGGTTGTTTTGTACGTGTCCTCTTCTGATATTGATTCCAGTGGATGTGGTGAGATAGCACAAAAGTTCATTCTGTCGGACGAGTTGGGACGAAATGAATACGCTTTCACGGATAGCAAGCAAACCACCACCGTCCCAGAGCTATTAGATTTGGGGTATGGACAAGGGGACACCAATAAAACATTCATGCTTTCCTTTGATGCAATGGTATCGGGGGAGCCTGCTGCCGCAGCAAACTGCGGACACATAGAAGTTGCACTGACCAGAGACGACGACGGATTTTCATACGATTTCTCGGCAAACTCATTTACGCGAGCGAGGCAGAGGTTTACGCCCGAGAACAACCCGAAAGTGTTTACGTTTGATGAAAAAGAC